TCCAGGTTGCTTTGTTCTGCTTAACGTCAATAAGGTATCGGACCAGGCCGCCCCAGCATGACAGAGCAAGGACAATCAGCCATGACACTCCGGCAATGCTTTCTTTATCTTGCATACGTTTAGCCATATCACCTCCGAAAAAACGGGGTGCTGTTTGTAGTAAGGGATCAGGCCATCGGGACAATTTAACAAGTAGGTGTGTCGATGATGGTTCCCGGAGCCTGAATTAAAAAAGGCCCACATGAGTGAGCCTTTGAATAAAGTTTCTTCACATCACTGCCGATACATTCCTTAAAGGAGATAAAAATGGGCAGACGTAGACGTGGCAGGTACAGAATTAACAAGAATCCGGACATAGTGGATCGAATTATTCACATGATTATCGATATCGCTATTTTCATCTTCCTAGTAAAGCTTGGGATATCTTTTTTGTTCAAATAAAAAGCCCCGCACGATGGCGAGGCTCTTAATTCTTTGTCGACCTACGAAACTAGGGCGACGATATCAGATTTACATGAAATGTATGCTATTTAATTGACTTTTGCAATACTCTGCTGCGAAAAAGTCGTCTTTTGTTGTGATCGTGTTCTCACAGTACAGAGAAGAGAATCGCCATCAAGCCGCTAAAAGATGGTGCACATGGCCCGCCAGTAGTCGGCGTAGTTATGGCACCAGTTATCCGGTTTAACGCCACATAGAGCGGCCAGGTCCTGATGCTGATATGCATCCTTGCCCGCCAGCCCCGCTTTGACGTCCTGCGCCGCCAGCCATATCAGTTTCTTCAGGCGCTCCATCGTCTTGCCAGCCACCTTCTTCGCGCCGATCTGCTCCCGGAACTCTGTCCAGGCCCACTGGGTTATCGCCACCTGATATTCGAATCGGATGTTCTCGCTGTAGTTCCACAGCAGCCATGCTTTCTGGTGCTCTTCCAGCGACAACACAGCGCGGCGCCATGACGCAGTGCCGAACTCCAACGGGCTGACCAGCGCGATAGACGAGCCCTTGGCGCGGGACTGACTGCCACTCATCGCTGGGCCGTCCGGGTTAACTTTCCGGCCGGTGACCGGGTCAGTGACTTTCTTCCGTCCCCGGCTGCGCGCCGTCGCGGTGAATTGCGCGTTCTCGGCGAAAGCTACCAGCTGCCCTTTCGTCGCACCGCTCAGATCTGCGGTCGCCACAATGAGCTGCTGACGTACGTATTCCAGTTGCTGACTGTTCATGCGGCTTCCTTCTGTGGCTGGTTGGTTTTGGTCTGGCTGTGCTTTGCTACTGGCGGCATGCTGGCGCGCTTAACGCTTTCTGCCTGGTACTGCAGGATATCGGCGTGGTTCATGCTGCCTCCCGCTGTTTCAGTGCTTTGAGCTTGGTGCGGTATTCATCGCGGATCCGAATGAAGTCTTCACGGCGGTAGTTGGTCATTTCGTGGGGGCCGTTGAGCCAGTCCACGTAATCCTGCCCGTAACGAGCGACTAGGCCTGCTTCGTATTGCTGCGCCACGGTCGCCTCTTTGGCGGTGTATTTGCCCGCTCCGGCATTACACGATTTGCACTGCTTATGGGCGTTGCGTTCTTCAAAGCGCAGCTCAGGGTTGGCGCCGACCGTTTTGAAGTGGCCGCAGTCCCATTGGCCGCCGTGCAGATCAGGCGGATTGGTCTCACCGCAGCTGATGCATGGCAAATCAGCATCGCGCGCGCGGATGTAGGCGTTGAAAGCCTGCTGAGCCTGCGCTTAGTAGTAACCGTTAGGTCTGAGTTCTGCCAATCTTGCTTTACGGCGCTGGCGGCCTGCCTTCTCTTCGGTACGCTGGCGCTGCGCTTCCTTCTGCTGAGCGGCTTCGCGGGCTTTTGCGGTCTGTTCTTTGCCGAGCGCGCTGGCGCACTCGAATGAGCAGACCACCTGCCCTTCGCGGACCGGGTGGAACCACTGGCGACAAGCTTTATGGGCGCACTTGCGGCGCGGTAACTTAGCCATGCGCCCTCCGTGCCGCAAGACGCAGCCATTTCTGTTCCACAAGGCGGGCGGTATAGTCTTTCAGGGTCGGGATGTCGGACGGCTTAACCGCGGGCTTGCGCTGGCGGCGCGCCGGAACGCGGAAGATTTCGTTGGTGATGACGCGGAAAAGTGGAGTTGACATCAGTCCTCCTGCTTATCGCGCAGCTGCTGGTACTCGCAGCTCTGCGGGATGGTCAGGTGGCAGCCGATGTTCATCGCCCAGGCTTCGACTTTGCACAGGAAGATGTACATCTCGCCAGTTTCCAGATCGGCGGTATGGCGGAGGGATTGCACGGTGGTGACTTCGCCGGACACGACGTCTACCCGGTCTTTGCTCTCATAGCCGAGATAGGTGTGCTTCATCGCGTCCTTGACCCACTCAGGCGTAGCGAAGGTCTTGCCGCGGGCGATGAGGTACTCGCTGATTTCCGTGTACCACATGTGGCTGAGCGCGTTCTGCGACAGGCTGCGCTTCTCTCTCCACGGCTTAACCTGAAGTCGGAAGCACTGCCCGGCATCAAGCAATGGCTGAATCTGCTGGCCGATGGCCGCGAAGTTACCGCGATGGAGTTTGATGCCGTCTACTGGCAGAGTCATACGGCCTCCTTCACGGAAACCGCAGAATGCAGAAAATCGCAGGTGCATTTCTGCAACTGTGACAAGGTGAGGAGTTCAGATTGTGGTCGCATTTAAGTCCCCTTAAATGCGCAGAAGTCACCGGAGCTGTTCAGGCTCCGATGACATGATTATGGCGGGTTGATTATGGAAAATCAATTTTTGAAACTTTAGCGTAATGCTTTCACTACAGTTTGGAAATTTTGAGCTTATCTTTAAGATGCAGCATGTTTATCAACCAAAATGCACCAAGTAACGACATGCAGTGTGCACTTGCAACCAACTTTCTGATTCTAAGCTGATTTTTGTCAAGGCCAGATGGCAAGTCTTTCATTAGAGCTACCGCATAAATACCATTTTCAAGTATGGGTTCGATAATGTTGTGAATATATCCACCATGATTTATCTCTTCCAACTTAACTTTCTTAATGGTAAGGGCTAATCTATCCACTTCATTATCGGTTATTTTATAATCGATATTATGAGCATAATTGTTTCTAATCTTGTTTAACTCACCCATTGCATCGGCTAATGATACCGGAAGACCTAATAGAACAGCTGCTGCCAGCTTGGGGGCGAAGTACTTGTAATTTTTTGATTGCGTTGTATTTTTCTGACCCTTCAGGCCTCAGATTTTCAATAACTACCCTCAAGAAATCCTCATGTATAAGCATAAGCTTCAGAAGAGCTGCTGACTCATCTTCGAAATCAAGGATGGATTTCATTTTATTAACGTCTAAAAAATATCCAAAATCATGATCGATTTTCACGTAGTTACCCTTTTCCATTAGGGGGCTTTGCTCAGTTCTAGAAAATTTCACTTACCTTCCTCCTGTTTGAGATATCGAGGGTCAGATGCTTTTGGCAAAGAGAGGCTTTGCTCGCGGTAATACCGCAACCGCTCAAGGAAGTAATCTCGTAGATGCTCAGGCTGTTCGCGCATCACCACCTCAGCGATAACCGGCATGTTAAGTCGCTCTTGTACACCACGCCGGAGGCCGCCAGGTCAACGTTAACCTTGTCGCGGTCTTCCTGTGGTTTTTCAGCAATGTTATGATTACTCATTGACTACCTCGTAATCATTTAGAATACGCGCCAATACAACCCTAGAAGTGCGCTCTGTCGGGAAACGAAACCCATTGCTAATCTGGGTTAAGATTGGGCCACTAAATAAAACGTTTCCTGAATATGAAACATCCATCATGCCGCCCATGTTTTCCTTGGAAATAGATCGCATCCTATTCGCACAATCATCGGTAAAGTTGATGGATAAACTTTCGCCCTCATCCTTTCCCGTATAATTAATTTCCTTTATGCAATCAGGACTGAATACGTAATTTTTCCCGTTTACATTAAATTCCAAGCCACTGCGCGCAGCGCTCGCACTCATGGAGACAAGCGCTGCTGATATTAAAATACAGACCTTTAATTTCATATCCCCTCCATATTGAAGAGGATTATACATCACTCATGCTGAGGTGATGCTGCAATCATCGCCGCCCAGCACAGTCTTGCCCGGCGCGCCGCCTTCTGAAATCCACTCATATGTCGATGTTGCTCATTGGGCGGCTCCTTCAATGAGGAAAGTCATGCTTTCGAGTTTCTTTTTTTGCTTCTCAAGAGACTTTATTTTCGCCAGTCGACGATGCTCGCAATCAGCTAAAGCATCAGCCTCATTCAGCCAAAAATCCTTACCGTGAGCAGTCGTTAAATAGCCCCCAGGAAGCCTGTACGAAGCCATTGTTCCGCCATGTGATACATCGGCCATAACTTTAAACGGACCACTTGAAAGCGCGTACTTTGTTACGATAACTTCAGTTAACTCTTGATTGCTCATACCCCTACCCTCCCCCAAACCATCAATACTCGCTTCATAGCCGCGCTGTTGCGGCACTCCTGAAATATTCCGTTGGTGCAACTGCGAGCGGTACCGGCCTGCTCTTCCGGCGTGGCCAGGCGATAAGTCACCGTTCGCCAGACCTTGCTCACACGCACAATCTTGCGGGCCCGCTCCAGGTCGATAGCGTTCTTCGTGATGCAGTTGATCGTCATATCGCATTCTGTGGCCACATCCTTCGCGGTGAAGGTCCGGTGCGTTTCGAGATAACACAGAATTGCCTGTTTTCCTTTCATCTCACACCATCCCGTTAGATTTGTTGCGGTTGTACTTCGCCAGCAGCAGCTGGATCGGCGTAGGACCATGCTCGGCAGCCGGTGCGGCAATCGCCCTGCGCACTGGTGGCACTGGCTTACCCTCGGTGACGCGCTTCTCCCACATGTCCAGCAGGTCGCCCGCCTCGCGTGCCAACTCACCATGCGTTAACTGGCGCTCTGTGCTGCGGTGGCGCAGTTCTACGCAGATGTGGTACATGACCGGCTGCGACCAGGGGAATTGCTCGCTGGAGGTGAACTCGAACGAACGGTTACGCCAGTCCCAGTATTCGGCGATCACCTGGTCAACGGTGATGCCCAGCGCCCCGCCACTCTGTCTGCACCAGGCGACGAACTGGCCCGGCGATGGTAGGAATGGGCGCACCTGGCTGCGAGCTACACGCATGCCAGCATCGACCTGAGCCATTGAGTGGATCCCGTTCTCCTGAAACGCCAGCAACCACTGACGGCGGAATTCGTCCTCCTGCAAAGAATCCAAACGATTTGCACCAGAAAGCTGTTGGTGTTCGAGCACCGCAGCTTTCGCCATTTCTGTAGTTCTCACATAACCCCCAGCATCGACGTGACCATCGTCATCAACGGCCCTACCTGTTCCGGCATGAGGCGGAACAGCGACGCTATACCTTCGCTTACCTCTTTCAGCTTCTGATGCTCTGGAGCGTCCAGCAGCACTGCCTGTTTAGCTTCTGCGAGTTCTTTCTCGGCCTCAGCCAGGCGAGACATTTTGCAATCGGCACCGATCAGGCGAGTGCGATACTCAACCGGCAGGACCGCCATGATTGCGGGCGTCAGCTGGCGCACGTTCTCGCGGTACTGTTCGGAGTCGAAGCGGTTATCCAGGAAGCGGAACAGCTTCTGGCGTGCCCGGCTGATGTCGTCCGGAAAGCTGATGGCGGTCCCGCCCTGCTCCCGGTATTCGTTGATGATCAGCGCCGAAACGACGTCCTGATTGTCCAGCGCTGACGACCATGCACGGACCGCATCGCGGATCTTTTCGTGGTCTGGCGCCGCTTTAGCTTGAGCGCGGTTTATCATCGCTCCCGGGTGTATTCCGGTATTGTGTTGATACGCAAGTGAATGCATTGCTTTCCCTTTCGTTGTTAGGGCCGCCGTTAAGCGGCATTGTTGTCGGCCGGTGACGGGAACAGCGTCGATAAGTCAGGGCGAATCTGGTATGCCTGAATCTCGTCACCAGTTGCTTTTACGATGCTGTTCACATGCTCCGGAGAAACCTTCGCTTTGTTGTGTAGCCACTTGTAAACCGCCTGCTGCGACACTGCGCACGCTTCACCAAGGGCTTTTTGAGAGCCGACAATGGTGATAGCGGTTTTAATGGTTGGGTTCATAACAACCTCCGTAGTGAATATGAATGAAGAATAAAACTATGGTTGTATTTAGTCAACAACCATTTTCGTTTGATGGAATAAAACCATGGTTGTACATTGCGCGTATGAAAACGACACTCGCTGAAAGATTGAAGGAAGCCAGGACATTACGAGGCCTTACGCAAAAGGCTCTTGGGGATCTGGTTGGGGTGAGCCAGGCGGCTATCCAGAAGATAGAAACAGGAAAAGCCAACCAGACAACTAAGCTGGTTGAGCTGGCTAATGCGTTAAAGGTAAAGCCTGAATGGTTGAGTTCCGGGGAAGGCGTTATGCTTCTCACTGGGCAGGATGAAGCCATCCCACCGTCTGATCAGTGGGGTACCGTTGAGCCTTGGGATAATTCAACCCCATTACCTGATGACGAGGTAGAAGTGCCATTTCTAAAGGATATTGAGCTGGCCTGCGGCGATGGGAAGTTTCCTCGCGAAGATTACAATGGCTATAAACTCCGCTTCTCAAAAGCGACTTTGCTTCGAGTTAATGCCCACAGAGAGAGTGTTATCTGCTTCCCCGCACATGGGAATAGCATGGAGCCAGTAATTCCGGAAGGAACGACTGTCGCTATAAATATTAACGACAAAAAGATCGTGGACGGAAAGGTCTACGCCATCAGCCAGGATGGATGGAATCGCTTAAAAATACTTTACCGTGTGGGCCCGAACAGGTTGAGCATTCGCAGCTTCAATCATGTCGAGCACCCAGACGAAGAGGCGGACCTTGATAGCGTCCAGATCATCGGAAGAATGTTTTGGACTTCAACCATCTGGTAGGGATACAACTATGAGAAAATTTTTATTGGCAATAGTATTACTGGCTCCATTAGCGGCAACGGCCAAAGAGTCAGTTCTTGATCACTTAAAGCAATCGTCATCTGTGATATGTAAAGACCACCCTCAGCCGGGTCAGTGCAAAGTGGCAGTACAAGCCACAATGCTAGCGGTTTATAATTTCACTTCGCTCGATGCCGGGTGCGAGAGCAGCTCTAACGAAGTCAAAGCAAGAATGAACAATGAGTTGAAAGCGCAGTGCGCAGCAGCCAAAGAAGTCTCCGACTACTTTAAAAGCCAAAACCAGTAAACAGCCCTCCCCCTCATCAAACCTCGCTCAGGCGGGGTTTTTTATTGCCTAAATCCTTTCATCAGACATTTTTTAAAAATAAATTCATTTCAAATACAACCAGATAAAACCAAAACAACCCAAAATACAACCATTGTTGTTGACAGCAAAACAACTATGGTTTTTAATAAGTCCATCGAAACGAAACATCGACAGCTGAGCGAAGTTAGCCAGCGGCGGACAGCAAGTCGCCTGCTCATTAAGAATTCAGTCAAGCAGCAAATCACCCGGAGCG